AATCCCTGCTTCAGTTCTTTTGCCGTATTTTGAGCGTCACTAATTCTATTTAACCGAAACTCTTCTTCAATATCTTGTGTACATGTAGGACAAACCGTATTCTCTTTAAAAAACTTATGTTCTTTAGTAATACTACCTACCTTTTGAGATATTTTACCCTTAAGATTATTGAGTTTTACTAACTTTTCTCCAGCACCCGTTACTTTTTCCCGCTCTTTAGTGCATTTAAAAATATTTTTTTCAATAATAGTATTTTCTTTCATATAATGAGAAACTTCCTCATCTAACTTGTCAATTTTTACATTATTAGAATCAATATTAGCATTACCACGATTCTCAAGTTCTTCAATGAAGTTCTGCTGCATCTTCATCTTATCTCTAATAGTTTGCTTCTTCAAATCTAGAGACTTGATTTGTTCTTTTTTCTCTCTAATATTGTCTTTAATTAAATTGCTCATTGCAGAGAAGATACGAATATCCAGGAGATCTTCAATAACTTCACGCCTATTTGAAGTTGTTAACTGCATGAAAGGCACAAAGGTGCTACTACCAAGAATAACAATCTGAGTAAAAGACTTATAATTTAATTTAAGAATACTCTGCTCTAAAACTCTCTGATTAGCGCGATCATCTGCTTGTTTGTGTAGAGGATTTCCATTTACTTCAATATCAAATACATTTGGTTTAATACCTCTACGAATTAGATAATCACGACTATTGACTGTAAACTCTAACTCAACGAGACAATCCTTTTCATTAGTAGTATTTACTAACTGCGGTTTATTAATTTTGCGAAAAGGTTTATTGAATAAAACAAAAGTTAGTGCATCCAGAATAGTGGATTTACCAGCACCATTTGTTCCAATAATTAAATTAGTATTATTTTTTTCAAAATCAATTTCCGTCAGTTGATTTCCTGTAGAAAGAAAATTTTTCCAACGAATTTTTTTAAAAAGAATCATCTTTGTGGTTTAGGCGGAATAACAATATCGTCAGGAGTTACCACTGCATATTTGTAATTATACATCTTACAGGTCTTTATTGCAAGGTCATCATCTACTTCTACAACTTCCATCTCCTTTTCATAATCAGGGTCTTCTTTTAGAAGCATCGCATATCTTTCAGCATCATCCTCTTCCTCAAATAAAAAAAGAACTTTATTTCCATGTGCATCTTGAACAGCATATGCACCGTCATCTTTTCTATCTTTAAGGGTAAGAAGAAACATCATTCTACTTCGCAAGCTTTTCGGTATAAATCTTGAAAAATGTTTTTGATAATATTCTTATCAAAGTTCATCTCTGCTTCTTCAATATATCGATTTAAAATTGATAAAGTATTTTCATCTTCATCAATCTGAAAATCTTCACCTTCATGAATTTCAAAATTTTCAACAATCTTCAAATCCTGAATTCCAGAAACATAAAGTTTATCAATAAACTTTTCAAATGATTTTGGATTTGATTTTTTTCTAACAATAACTTTCACAATTTTATTTTCATATTCAGAAGCATCAAACATCTGATATGGAGTATCTTCGTAATAGATGTTATAAAATAATTTATAAGGATTATTAACTGGAGTATGAGTGAGGGTTTCCGTATCAAAAATATGAAATCCTCTTTTATCATTTACATCATTCCAGAACATCTCATAAGGATTTCCTAGGTAGAAGATTTTTCCGTTGTCCGATCGAGTGTGATAGTGTCCCGAGAATACCTTTTCGAACTTGTCAAATAATTTGCAGTCCATACCGTCTTCCATGACGTGGCCACGATGAGCTCTAAATCCGTTGAGCTCAAGGTGCCCCATCGCACATATGCTAGATGTATTTTTAATAGATTTGACAGTATTCTCAAAGTTCTCTGCATTGATCCAGGGTATAAACAATATTTTTAATTTATCTAATGTAATCTCTGATACTTCACTATATGTCTTAATATTATTATAAGTCTGTAGAAGAAGTTCTGGAGAGTTTACATTATTGGTATTCTTATAATAACAATCATGATTACCAATAATCATATGAACATCATAGTTTTTGAGTCTATCGAATACAACTCTTTTCGACCACTCAAGACTTTGATAATCAATTGACTTACGGCTATCAAAAGCATCACCCATATGAATAACGGTATCAATTCCTTCTGCCTCTAAAGTAGGAAAGAATACATCGTCATAGAACTTCTCAAAATAATCATGAAGATGCTTAGAACCCTTACGTGCTCCATAATGGGTATCAGTGATAATCGCAATTTTCATCTATTAGTCTTATACTGAATGTTATCCTTGATCGTATTATACTCCGAACTACTACCAGAAAGCAAGCTATCGTCAACCATCATAACTTCATCAAATCCAGTTCGCTCAATAATTTTAGTTTTAATATCAAGTTGTTTCTTTTCTTTCTGAATACGACGCAAAAAAGCGTAATGAATTATCTGTGTAAAGTAAGCAAATGGATTCTTAGATTTTTCTGGATCAAAATTATGAATATATTGAACACAATTTTCAATGCCATCAGAAATCATGTCCTCACGGAACATGTAGTTGACAAAATTAGGTTTGTAGGATAAATGTGTTGCAATCTTAAGAAAACACTCTCCAAGATAATTCGTAATTGGTGGTTTTCCATCCCAATGTTTTGATCTATCTTGCTTTAAAGGAGTTCTTCCATTTCTTTCAAGAAAATCTTTTTCTACTTTTGACCTGTATACAATTAAAGCTTCAAGTAACTCTTTGTTATTAACGTAATGTTCTGTCTTTTTCTTAGGCATGGCATTGTATTTTTAAAATATAAGTTATAGTAATTATAACATACTATTAGGACTTGACAACATGATGAATTATCAGTAGAATACCTTTGTTAGGGTTGAAGAGACAGCTATGTCTATAGCTACTTTAAGTCTTTTAGGTCTGGATCGGCAGGTGGTATTTTAAAAATATTCTCCAACTGTTCTCTTGCATCTTCAACAGAATTGAGATATCCCATCTTTTCTGAAATATTGACTTTACTTGATGGACTTTTCAATAGAGAACTTATTTCACCATCTTCACTACTTAAGTATCTATTGTAAATTTCAATAACCTTTTCATCTTTAGTTTCAGTCATAGTAATAATTCTGTCATATCTAATTACAAAAATATCTTCGGTAGAGAGTTCTATCCATGGTTTAATTTTTATTAAAGAATTGCCATGACTGTTAAAAGTTTTCATTACTACTGGATTTTGCATTATGACAATTGAATTATCATCACTTTTCTCAATAGATACTAATGAAAATATTTCTTCACCTGAAATAAGTTTTATGATTGCGTAAAACTCTTCTTCCATATTAGTTTTTAAGCGGTATGTTTACAATTTCATAGTTAAAGTTTTCTTCACTATAAACTTTAATTCTTTCTATTAGATGATTGAGTGTATAGTTTCTTCTAGAATTATATGTTATATCGTCGGCAATATCATATAAAGTTGCCTTTGTTTTGTTATTACCTTTTCTGAGAACCCGACCAATAGATTGCAAATTTCGTATCCTAGATTTAGATGGAGAAGCAAAAATTACATTGTGCAAGTTCTTAATGTTGATTCCTGTGCTGAATGTTCCATATGAAGCAACAATAATTGCGTTATTTTCCTGTTCAGTAATCTCCCTTACTTTTTCTCTATCTTTTGTATCTACTCCACCATGAACAAAAAATACATGCCTTGAGTCAACCGTATTATTATTTATCATGTGATATAAAGGTTCACCATGCCCCTCAACTCTAGCAAAAAGAATAAGAGTATTTCCTTTGAGATCTAAAGCGAGATTTCTGATAAATTTATTTCTTTTTTCATGATTGATAATATATTGAACTTCTTCTTCAAAGTTTTCAAATTTATGTGCTGGATGTTTCAATAGAAGAACATTGATATCTAGTTTGGCAACATGCCCCTTTTCCATTAACTCTTCAGTCCGAATAATTTTGTATGATGGACCAAATAATCCCTCTAATACCCACTTATGTGTTTGAGTGCCATCTAGTGTTCCAGTAAAACCGTAACGATATTTTGCATCACCAAGTTTCGACATTATAGATATTAATGACTTACTTTTGAACTGGTGTGCCTCATCCCCAACAACTACGTTAAATCGTTCAAAATATTTTCGGGGGAGTTTGT